GGCAGGCCTAGGGCCATACCAATTTGCTTGAGGATGGCCAAGAAAAACGGCTCAAAGTTGGGATTGGGGCGACCAGGGTTGGCAAAGTGCGGCTTTTCACCAGGCGCCAATCCAACCACAGCCCCCTTGCCGAGCCCAATTTCTTGACCAGGCGCACCTGTGGCCGTTTGGTCACCCTGAAACACAGGTGCAGGCTGCCCACCCGGGGCTTCGATGAAGACGGTGAAATAGGCGCTAAGCACAGCAGCCATGATTTCACCCTCAGTCCAGCGCCCAATCTGCTTGATGCACTCCACCACCGGCGACAAGTAAGGCATACCTCGCAGCTGACCAGGCCGGCGTTTCTGGTAGTGCTGAAGCATGCGCAGTCGGCCAGATGCCCCGACACGCTCAACCCAGCGCCCCGCGTAAGGCTTACCGCCACCAAACAAACCTCCCGGGTGGCGGTCATACAGGTAGAAAGCGGATATCCCACCGCCCTCGCTACGCAACTTCACCCCACCCGCCACAGTGGGTGTATCCATCTGGCCCAGCGGATTACCCACGCGGTCAGCCTCCAGCGTCTGCAGGCGCAACGCATAAGGGCGCATGCGACTACGAGAAGCATCAGGCATTAAGGTAAAGCAGTCGCCGCTGACCAGCACCGCCTCCAGCGTCATACCCTGCTTTTGGTAGAAGTTCAGCTCATCATCCCAATCGCATGCCGTAGAGTCGGCCCACAGACTAAATTCCGCCTGCGTGTGGGCCTTCCAGTCCAGCACGCGCTGCGCAGACCAGCCCAGCACACGCGCATTGGGCTGAGACACCAAGGCCAAGCCGGTACCCACACCTCGTTCAATATTGGTACGAATGGCACCAGCTGCAATGGCGTTGGTGCTCGCCAGTTCACGCGACTGACCGCGACGCATACCCAGCTGCGGCAATTGGTCACCCCGCGCATCACGCAAGCCAGGGGACCAGTAACGGCTCACGCTATTAACCTCACCTGCAGCGCCTGCACCATCTGCAAGCGCAGTCAGTCCACCTTGACCATCGCCCAGCAAATCCACCACCCGATCCATGACTGCAGCATGCGCTCGGTCTTTTGCACGAGCAGCCGCCCAGCTGGGCGCCACACGGGTCAAGGCACGTTCCCAGATTGACATATCAGAAAGGCCTCAAATAAATAACACGGCGCGCACCACGTGGACTGAGCTGGGCAGCCAGGCGCTGCTCCTCGTTTTGCAGGCGATCAATGG